CATCAACAGATCACCAGAAGATGATGATGGCAATCAATTACCCGTAGGTAATTTGTTTACATTTGATTCTAATGTAGGTCAGAATGTATATGGGAAACCAATTACATTTAGACCATTCATAAGTGCAATGCAATACATGCACTATGATCCAGATAAGAGTGAGTATGTAAACAGATCTATCATCATTAAGAATTGGAAGGAAGAAGCTGTAGATATACTAGGTGGTACAAAGTGTGGTAAGGTTCCGTTTAAAGATAGAGAATCATTAACACCAGAACAGTTAGCAGAACAAAGAACTATAAGATGTTATAGATTATTGTATGGTTTGCTATCATTCAAAGGAGTAAAAGCTAATGGCGAAGAACACACTGTTTCTAATCTGCCTGCTCTATGGAGGGTTACAGGTACAGCGTTTTCTCCAGTTGGGTCTGCTCTAGAACAAATAACTAAACGTAAAAAACTAATGTTTACTACTACACTATCAGTAGATACTAAGAGACAGAAGAAAGGTGGTAATGTTTATTACACACCAGAGATTACTGTCAATGCTGAGGCTGGATTAGAAATGTCTAAAGATGATATGGAAACGTTGGGAGTCTTTCAAGGAGTTATTGATAAAGAGAATACAGAAGTTGTAGATCTTTACAAAGCTGCTAAGAAATCTACCTACGCAACATCTGATGCAGACATGAAAAAAGTAATAGATGAAGTGGAAGATCCAATTGAAGTGTTGGCTGGATAATGAGTGATATCCTTCATAAGGTTCAGAACTATCTGGATAAAGCAAACAAAGATCCTGTAGAAGTATCTGATGAATTGCTTGAAGAGTTTGGTGAGGCATGTAAAAGTGCCTTACGTAAACAATTCTCAGAGAAACGAAGAGGAACATTTAGACCAAGAATGTCAAGTATAGGTAAGCCGTTGTGCCAATTACAGATGGAAGCAAAGAATGTAAAGGGTGAAGGTCAACCATACAATGTTAAGATGAGAAATACTTTTGGAGATCTCATTGAAGCATTGGCTATATTTGTCATGAAATCAGCAGGGGTAGAAGTAAAAGATGAACAGAAAAAAGTTAAACTTAAATTTACTGACTCAGAAATTGAGGGCAGACTTGATGTTAAAATTAATGAAAAAGTGTGGGATATTAAAAGTGCATCACCATACTCATTCACTAAAAAGTTTGAAGGTGGGTTCGAAGAAGTTGCAAAGGATGATGCGTTTGGATATGTACCTCAAGGATATCTTTATAGTGAAAGTGAGAAGATGCCTTTTGGTGGATGGATTGTAATAAATAAATCTACAGGTGAGTGGACAGTATGTGAAACTCCTATAGATGACAATGAATATAGAGTTAAAGCATTGGCTAGTGCAGAAGCAAACATTGCAGCTATTAAAAACAATGTGCCTTTTAAAAGATGCTTTGATGATATAGAAGAAACATTTAGAACTAAGAAGACAGGTAATAAAATTTTGGGCATAGCTTGTACATTTTGCTCATACAAACTTCCTTGTTGGGGAAGCCAATTGAAACTGCTACCACAACAGCAGTCTCAAGGGAAAAACCCTAAGTGGGTTTGGTATACTGAAGTAACTAATCCTAGGAAAGAGGAAACTTTTGCATAGGAAATGTTATTTCAAATGGGTAGGGGATAGTATTGAGGGGTCTATTTCCTACCTACACTACGCACTATGATCTTCTTTACTTTATTTAAAAAGAAAGTAGATAAAGAGTTTAGAATGTTTACAAATCTTATATTTGATACTGAGAAAAACGCAGAAGAGTTCGCAAGTAAAAGTATGAAGAGAGGATTTGAATTTAAAGTAGTAGAATATAATAAAGAAAATTACGAAAGGTATTGGTATAAATAATTATGACAAAGAAAAAAAGTATTGATGTTAATAACTCACTAAAAGTTTTAGTCACACCTTGGGAAAAAGGTTTTACTTGTGGTATCGTTATGGATAGTAAAGCTAAAATGTCTACAGAAGAATATGAAGTATGTTCTACTATAGCAAGAGGTATGATTAAGATGGCAACTGCAGATCCCCAAACAACATTTATGTATGGGCTTCGTGGATTTGCTGACGACAAAAAGAGTAGTGCAAAAAGTCTAGCGATTAACTCTGTTGCAGAATTTGACAGTGAAGATAATGTTATAGATTTTATTGAGTACTTAAAACATAAACGAGATAAGGAGTTAAACTAATATGGCAACACACTTAGTAATAGGAGACCCTCACTGCACTCCAAAGGCAAGCAATGACAGATTTTTATGGGCAGGTAAATTTGCACATGATCTGAAACCAGACACCATAGTATGCATGGGAGACTTTGCTAGTATGGATTCACTATCAAGCTACGACAAAGGTAAGAAATCTTTTGAAGGAAGAAGATATAAAAAAGATGTAGACCATGTGCATGATGCATTGGAACTATTTAACAAAGGTCTTAATGGAAGACGACTAAGAAAAATCATGCTACTTGGTAATCACGAAGATAGGATCAATAGAACAATAGATGATATACCAGAACTTGATGGCACAATTAGCACAGATGACTTTAAATTTAAGAAGTATGGTTGGGAAGTTCATGACTACCAAATTCCAGTTGTGGTCGATGGCGTATACTACTGTCATAATTTTCCTACTGGTGTTATGGGTAAGCCTATTAGTGGTGACAATATTGGGCGTGCCTTACTAACAAAAAATAAAGTATCTTCTACTGTTGGTCATATACATACATTCGATTATGCTATGTGTGCACTGCCTTCTGGAAGAAAACTAATGGGACTATCTGCAGGTTGTTACTTGCATCACAAAGAAAACTATGCTAAGAATACACAGCAGATGTGGTGGAGTGGTTTAATAGTTAAACGTAATGTAGATAAAGGTGAGTATGATTTAGAGATGATGGAGTATAATACTATTAGGAGAAAGTATGGCAAAAAGTAAAAGAGTATATGAAAAAGAGATAGATCACAGCCATGATATATCTTATGAGAATGAGGTAGTATATGACAATGTTAATTCACCTGCTCATTACAAACATGGTAAGAAAGAAACTATAGATGTTATTCGTGATTGTATGGAGAGTGATGAGTATCATGGGTATCTTAAAGGTAATGTCTTGAAGTATGTTTCAAGATATAAATTTAAAGGAGAGCCATTAGAAGATCTAGAAAAAGCACAATGGTATTTAAATAAATTAGTACAGGAGGTTAAGGATGGGAGCAGTTAAACATGCGTTACTAGAGGTAGAAGACTTTGTGTCTGGATGTCTAGGAGAAGGTCGTACATTAAATCAAACAATAAGAGATGCAGTGGAAGAGTTTAAAAGAGTAGACAACTCCTATTTATTAGATGCAGATTTTATTGAGGATAAGTATTACCAATTTAAAGGACAGATATGAGAGAGTTATTTCTAGATGCGTTACAAGATAAATACAAAGCACAAATATCAGATGCTAAAGCTAAAGCAACTGTGTACTTAGATAACCCTGTAGCAATAGGGGAGCATCCACAGTTTATAGAAGAGTTAGATAAACTTGTTAATGTAATATCTAGTGCAGAAGAGAATATAAAAACAATAGAAGAGTACTTTGGGGGTACAGATGACTAAAGAGAAAGGAAAAGAACAAGTAGGATCAAGAACATTTTTAATAGACTCGATGCAACTACAAGATTTAATGAGGTACTTAATGAGTAGACCTTATGCTGAAGTTGTAAAGCTTATGAATATGTTAAGTACATTAAATCAATTAGATCCTAGCATTGGTGCAGACTTTGTTAAGAAACAAGCAGGTGAAACTAATGGAAAAAAATAACCCAATACATCAGACAGGTCTATTGTTTGAATTAAAGATAGGTTTAAATAAAGATAATGCAGTGGTAATTGACTACGGTGGAAAACCTGTAGGTAAAATAAGAGAAGCACTTAAAGATTATAAGTACCAAGCTAATCTTTGTGCAGCAATTATTAATCATGCTAACTCTACTGGTAAAAAACTAGAGGATGACATTAAAGAAATGATACAGAAAATTTAAAGTTTTGGTCTGAAGAAGTTGCACCAAAAAAAAAGGCTCCCTTAAAGGAGCCCTGTTGTTGCCTAACTGTGGGGAAGTTAACGCTTCCCCTTTTTTTATGCGTGTAATTATTTCTTTGCTATAGTATCTTTATTAATTCCTTTCTTGATAATATAATCTTGAGTACCATTGGCACCTGTAGTAACTTCTTTCTTAAGATGTCTAAATAAACTCATCTCTTTTACTTTTTTATATTTTTCTTTTAAGAAATTTTCTATTACTTTATTATCTCTCATTAACAATTCCATGCTCTTAAAGCTTTGTTGATTCTACTCTGTGGATCGTTAGCAGTTTTCTTTGAAGTAAGTTTTTTCTTCATACCTTTCATACGTGCACAAAAACTAGCTCTTCTTGGGTTACCTACTACTTTGCTAGGTGCTTGTAAGTTACCACCCGTTTCTTTATTGTAGCTATCCCTACCTTTTTGGTTTAACCCACCTTTAGGATTCTTACCTTCTTTTCTAGTCCAAGTTGCTTTAGACATTACGCAAAACTCCTATATTTTTTTACTTTATTTGCTATAGTCTTTGGTTGTTTTACAAATTGTTTTCCTGCTGCTGTACCTCTTCTTTTAGCAGCTGTTGTAGCAGCGTACTCAGAAGAAGATAAAGACTTAATTGCTTTTGCAGGTAAGTATCTCTCTCCTGTTTTACTTGAAGGTTTACCAGACTTAGTTCTCCACTTCTGTCTACCCCAAGCCTGTAAACTTTTTTGGGATTTAGCTAATACCATTATGATGTATAGCCTCCACCAGATGCTTTATATTTTTTAGCTAATAGTTGTGCTTTTCTTGCAGACCATTTTCCAGCAGCTGTACCTTGGGTTGCCGAGTTCTTAACTTGATTAAACATTTTCTTTCTCATTGTAGGCTTCGTATAGTTACCTGCTTTATTCACTGTCATTTTTACTCCTCTAAATAATCCATTGTGTATATTCTTTACCATCGTAAAGTAATGCTTCTTTTCTATTCTCGTCTTTATTGTATGAGCAATGCACCCATCCACTTGAGGGGTCGTTAGGGGTATAAAATTCTAGTATCAATTGATCAAATACTAGGTTGTTCTTGATGTACTTTGCTAGAGATTTGTTATCTAAACCAATCATTTCAAAATCAGCTGCTTGTCCTTTAGCATGTTGACTGGTAGTCTTGCTACCAATAGCTACACATAATTCTTCTGATCTATAACCAGAGGTAATTATCATGGGCTTACCAAAGTTTCTACGTGTAGGCTCTAGTATTTGTGTACATAATTCTGTTAAATTTTCTATATGCTCAAGAGTAGGTTTATTATCTATACCTTTTCTCTCAGCAGTTTGAGATTTTGTTAGTTCTGATAAACTAAAGTGTCCACTAAGTTGCATTAGTTTGATAAGGGGTTAATATTTTTAACTCTTATCTCTTCCATTTGCACCTTTAATAATTCTATTTCTTTTTCTAAAACTTTAATGTCTGTTTTGCTGTGTGAGTGTGATGTATTATGTGAGTGGGCTGTGTCTGCATTTTCTAATGCTTTAACTTTTTGTTCTAGAACTGCAACTATAGATAAATCTACTGTTTTAGATGCATTAGTTAGTGCATCAAGTTTAGTCATAACCTCACCATACTTAACAAATCCACCACCGATTGCAACAATTGCTGCAACTAATGCGGCTATGCCTGCTAGCTGATCTTTTATATTAAATTTTTTATCCACGTTTTAACTCCTCTAATTCAATTAATAACATTTGTTTTTCGTTATCCAATACTTCTAATTGTCTTTTCTTCATACCTATAATATCATTAGCTACATAATTTGATAAAGTTATGTCAGCGTATATCTGTCGATCATCCATTATATCTAATTGATTCATGTATATATTTTTAGGTTTATAAAATTCTATACCTTTGTATGAAGCTAGTGATAACTGTTCTCCAATCATAGCATCCATCTTAACAATATTCTTAAGTTCTAGATTCTTTGCAGAGTCTTTTACTTTTTTATCAATTTTTGCCATGACCTTCTCCAGTTTTGTGTTAATAGTTTTTTTTGATTTTACTTTATTTTCTTTAATTTTTTCTTTAGTTACTTTAGCAGATGTTTTATTACTAGCTTTTTCTTCTTTCTTCTCTGGTTCTTTATTATTTTTTGCTATGCTAGTAGGCTCTTCTTTAACAGCTTCTTCTTTAGCCTCTTGTTTAGATTCTTTAATAACTTCTGCAATAACTTCTTTCTTTAATGTCTCAACAGTTTTAGTTTTATTCATTGTTTGCACAACTTCTTGAACTTTAGCTACTACTTCTGGAGATGCTTTTTTAGTTGTCGTAACTATAATCTCAAAATTTTCTGTAAGTTCTACACTTGTTACTGCACCACCCGTTTCTACGTTTAATTTTTCACCAATACTTTCTTCAAGTCCAGATATAACATTCCATATCTCAGATTCATTAAGGTTTGCTGTTCCTAAACCTTCGTTAATATCTTTAATTTCCTGTGCTGATAAAGGCTCGTAGTCCTCAATTGAAAAATCTAAAGCCATTTCCGCACCTAACAAATTTGGTCCACGTAAAGCTGATGTTGTACTTTGTGATCCATCAATTCCTGTCCAAGACCATTCATATTTATTTGCATGAACTCCGTTATAATGTAGGCTATCACCACTTATTATTTCATTAGCATTATAACCAGAATCTATTGTTCTAATTTGTGTAGATGTTGCTAATACATTATTGTTTGTATCTAAAACTTTCATTACTAAAGTGTAAGAATCCATAGCACCAACAGAATTTCCACAAGTATGTTGTGATGAGTTATGCTCACAGTTTTGTACTGCAATATAGCTGCTTAAATTAATTCCACCATTAAGTTTTATCTGAGTAGAAGTATGAGTAACATCATCTGGTCTGCTATTACCTTCTATCCCTACTAATGAACCAGTTGCTGTAACCGTCATATCATGTGATGCTTCTAGCTCGTTGTTAAAAGCTCTACCACATGCATTGGATATCTGCGTTTCACAAGTAATAGTAAAACCATTATGTGTACTGCCATTAGCTAATACACCAGTAGATCCAGATTGTACTCCATCTAAATTTGAATTACTTAAACTTGATGTAGTTGTCCCAGCATTAGGTAATATGTTTGTACTAAAAGCTGTGTCATTCTCTTCTGCCAATCCTACTGAACTAGCAAATGCATTTAGTGCATAGTAAAATAAAGCACCTAGTGCTAGATATATTATCCATTTCATTTTAATATTAATTTAACGATTGATTTTTCACCCATGTAAATCTCTGTTTCTGCTTTTGATTTTATACATTGGTAGTCTATACGACTTGTTCCCGATCTCATTGCAACACGTTTAGCTTTTAAACAAGTAGACATAGAGTCTTGTATTCTGTGTTCCTTAATTTCTCCTGAGACGATCATTAGTAATGCAACTACTATTTCAATCATCAGTGATCTCCGTTACCATTTTTTCTAACTTTATCTTTTAGTGCCTCAACATCAATCAATGCTTTCTCTAATTGTTTGTTTAGAAATTGTATGTTAACTTTGTTAGTCATATTCTGTTCTTGAGTTATCTCTAATTTTTCTGTCGACTTATATAAATCTTCTATCAACATAAACTGTTCCTGATCGGTTGGTAACTGCTCACTTTTTTTAAGTAGATCAGCTTGGAATAATTCTCTAGATGTCTCTAAGCTAGTTAGTCTAGCTGTAATCTCTGTGTATGCCAGCACTCCTGAAATTACGCCAGCGATAATCATTAACATATTTTTCATCGGCATACTTACTGATGTGTTTTCTGATATTTTCATTTCTTTTTTTTCTTACACTTACAACGAGGTGCAAATAAAAAGTTATTTATATGCTCAATAAAATTGTCAATAGCACCAAACGCTTTTAAGATATACTTATCCATTGTTTAATTTTAATTTTTCTATTTTAATTTTCTTATCCATCTTATCTAATTCTTTTGTCATCTTAGTTTCTTTCTTAAGTCTAATTCTTTCTAATCTTTTTTCTTCTTTAAGTTTAATTTTTTCTACTCTTTTTTCTTCTTTCTCTCTGGCTGTCATACGCTTAACATAGACACTATAGTCTGGTCTTTCATGCTCGTACTTAGACCATAAAGCCATAGCTTCTGTACCAATCTTTCCATCAATAGGACAGACAGTACCTGCTTGTATCATTGCTTCAAAGACTCTTTCATCTTGGCAAAGTATTGCAACGGCTGCTACTCTCATGCCAAAGTCATTAAGTATTCTTGATAGCTTTAATCTCTCACAATTTTTATCTATAAAATGTTTTCCGCCACTGATACCTAAGCCAAATGTTTGTACACCTAAAGATGCACCTGTGCTACATACATCTTGTGTCATAGAATTATATGAGGGTGCTGATGCTGTTGGGGGAGCCGATTTTATATTAGATGTAGAACTGTTTGTACTTGTAGTTGTAGCTGTACTTCCTGATTCGTAAGTAGTTGCACCTCCAGTGTACCCACCTTCAATAGCAGTATTACTTCCACTAGTATTACTTTGTGTTGATCCACTGTATGCAGGTCTAGCAAATAATGCAAGCCCTAACATTAATATAATTAATGTACCTGTAAAATAATAATTCATTTTATTCACCTCTATCATTTTAAACTTCTTGTTTAACCTCTTGTGGAGTGCATGTAAACTGTGTATGTGCACCGTATTTATTAACAAATTTTCTATCTAGATCTTCCATAATAAGTACTGAAGATTTATAACCGTATATTGTACATTCGTAGTTGTCTTTAAATTCTTTTATTCCTGTATATATTTGTGTACAATCATTTCCAGGAACAGTACTGCATAGCCACATGGCTAATAAATATTCCATGTATTACTTTTTATATCCGTAACCTGTTTGTTTATTTCCCCATAGCTTTTGCCATGACCATACACTAAATTTACTAGAGTAATGATTTATAAATAGTAGTGTATGCCTTATCACTTTTTAGCACCTCTAAATATTTGTGTACCTTTTATACCAAATATACTAGCACAAACTAAAATCCATAGGTTGGTAAACCATGAAGGTAATGCTTGGAAATGCTCAAAGAATACTTTTATTTTTTCCATAGCTTGGGGGTCATCTGACCACACCCCATATGCAAGGACAATAATTGGCAGTGTTAAAATAGCAAGAACAACTTCATCCTTATAATCTGTATCTCTAGACTCTAGGAGTTTACCTTGGTACGCCATTTCACCAGTAGCCATCTTCGCAGCCTGCGTGGCTTGAGCGTCAGCCATAAACATTTTAGTCTCTTGACGCTTTTTATATATATGAGTTCCAGCATTTAAAGCTAATTTAATTGCACCAAACCACATTACGTTCCTACCTTTCTCTGTGCTTTGCTATGTGCTTTAGTAAATGAAACACCTTTCTTCATCTTATCTTTCATCATATTCATATGCTTTACAGTATGATGTATCTTATGTTTCTTTAAAATCTTTTTTTCTTTTTTATCAATTGACATATTATAATACTATTGCTCCTATAATAAAACCTACAGCTGCACTAATAACGCAGTGACTGTGGCTAATCCATAATCCTTCTAGTCTTTCTTTTATTGTTTGTATCATCTTATCTCCTTATATCTTAGTTATTAAAAAAATTATAAGCACCACCTAACGCACTTGCAATCATGATGAGTACCCATATAGCACCTTTGCCTTTATTAATATCAGCTCTTAAACATTTAGTTTCATTTCTAAGTTCTTTTATTTCTCTTACTAAGAAATCTATTTTAACTTCTGTTGCTGATTTTTTAGGCATTAGTTTTTGTCCCTTTGGTTAGGACTAACATAAGTTTTTCCACCAATTATATTTTCAAATATATAATCTACATCCATATCAGCAAGTTTATTAATTACCGATTCTAATAAATCATTTCTTAATTGTATATTTTTTTCAATCTGCATTCTTTTGTAATCTCCCTCTGACATACCATTAGCTGCTGCTTGATCCCCAAGTTTAAAAAAAGGTATATTATTAATATGTGTATTAAGCTCTTTTAATTTTTTATCAGTAGTAGTTAAAAAGCTTGCATTTACCATTTGCCATATACTTACTTCTTTAGGTATAGCAGATTTGCCATCTTTCATTCTTTTTCTAACACCATCTTCTATGTTAGTCCAGACTCTTATACCATCTTCTGGTTTTAATTTTGAAAAATCTATAGAAGTTTTTAATTTAGCTTCTCTTTTTATTTCATTATATATTTGATAATACTTTGTACTTTTTAAAGGAGTTTTTACTGTAAATACATTTTTAAATATACTCATAGGGTCTTTCCAAATGTTAACATCTCCTGATCTTAATGTTGGTCTGTCTCCAAATTTTTCACTACCACCTAAAGTGTTAGCACCTATTTCCATTAAATCTACACCATAACTA